GTTGGGGAACCATGAGCGCCAAATGTGACGATCAATGGTCCATTTTTAGTCACACCGGTGAATCTTTCAGGATTTCGTCCGAAATCTCTTCGCACTATGGGAGCTATCAAATGTTATCCGACCCGGCGGTCGTGACACACTTGAACCTCAAACGTGACATCAAGAGAATCGGGTCTGTGAACATAGAACGCTTGGAAATGGAACAGGACAATATCTTGTCTCACACGGCACGAGTTGTGACCGCTCGCAAGATTGCGAATGGTCAGAAACACGGTGTGCCGGAAGACATTCCTTTAAACTAACAGTGGCTTGTGTGTATGGGTACCGTCAAGGCGATAGCGGTATCCCAGTGATCGATATGAATGAGAACGATGGCGGGAGATTTAAATTGTCTCATGAAGCAATCGGTAAACTACATAGAGAACACGCACGCAAGCCAATGGCATTTTTACAGGTAGGCCGAGTACCTGGGATCGCGATGCCAAGGAGTGATGGAGAAGATTGGATATCAACATTAAGCGGTTGTCTACACCGTGTGTCACCTAAGGTGCCGGAATTCGATGACGAGGGACTAGCAAAATTTGCATTAGAAGTCTTCAAACAATTCCTGGAACCTTTGGACTATGATGAAATTATGACTTTTGAAAGTTTCCTCAATCAAATGAAGAAACCGCAAGAATTCAAAAATGAAATCAGAGCATATCACCAGAATAGACAAACTGACTTTATGATGGGACTCCAGAGAGAGTGCTCTTCGTTTGTGAAAGCAGAAGGCTATACAACTTGGAAGCATTCGAGAATTATAAGCGGAAACTCAAGGAAGATGTTTCAGTGGGACACACAGTCATATTACTCACGGATTATTAAATCCATGGAAGAGAAAATATATGACAAATTGCCGGGGTTAGTGAAACATATGACCCCACATCAGCGGGCGCAACTGGTTCAAGAGCTTGGTGATCACTACGTAAAAACGATATGTGATTACTCCAGCTATGAGGCCAGTTTCACCAAAGATAAAATGCATAGTGTCCAATTTGTCCTCTATGAGTTCATGTTATCCAAATTGCCAAAAATAACATCACAATCTATTATTGACCTAATCAGCGGAGAAAACAAAATGATTTTTGACAAGTTCATTTTCTACGTATTTGCGCGGAAAATGAGTGGAGATCCAGACACAGCATTGTCAAATGCTTTGGACAACTGGGTTGACTGGCTGTATCTGTTATGGAAGAAAGGTGTTCCACCTGATCAAGCGGCACGCATGTTGCTGGTTGAAGGTGATGACAACGCCTCATGTCTTGACAAC